AATGGTGTCGCCGGAGCTGGTGCTGGTGAAGCGGCCGGCATCATCGCCGTTGATAATGAGGTACACGGGGTCGCCGTAGGCGGGCTCGTCATCCTCTTCGACCTGGACATAAATCTTGCCGTAGCGCATGACGCCGACAGCGGCGCCGTTGCGGATGTGCAGCTTGCCCTCCAGATCATACTCGGTGGTGCGGTTGTTGGTGGTGATGCCCTCGAACTTGTCGGCGGTGGCACCAGTCTCAGGCAGGGCGATGTTCACGCCGGGCTTGCTGCCCTGAACAACGCCGAGACCGAACTTCATCACGCCGGACGCCTCCTCATTGAGGAAGGTGTCGATGACGTGGGGAGACAGATCGACGATACCGCCGGGGGCGCCAATGGGAGTAGTGAAGCCGTAACGGGTCTGAGCACTCATCTTACTTATCCTCCTTTGCCTTGTTGTTTCGACGCTCAAGCATACGCTGGCGAGCGGCTCTGGCGGAATTGCCAGTGGCGTCGTTGCCCTCGTTGCGAGAGTCACGGTTGAACATCTGGCTTCTCTGGTAGCCAGTATCCTTGCGGTTGCGGGACTTGACGTCGGAGCAGGCGCAGTCGAACATGGCGTTCACGTACGCAGGGCTCTTGCCGTCCAGGCGGATCTCAGGGCGCACCGCCTTGATGATGGCCTTCTTAGCGTCAATCAGGCCCATGCCATCCAGGCCGTCGAGGTTCAGCATAGTGCCGATGACACCAATCTGGACGCGCTGACGCACGATGGAGTCGACGCTGTCGGCGTTCAGGACCTCACCCTTCTTCAGATCAGCAGGGGTTGCGGTGGGGACGGGGTCATCATCGCTGTCTGCCTGCTTGGTCTTGTCAACGACTACATCATCGCCATCGGTGCAGGTGGGGTCAGTGTTGTCGCCGTCCTTGGCCACGGCAGGGGCGGCGGGCTCGGCGTCAGAGTCCTTGGCGGTGGTGCCGCAGCTCGCGTCAAAAGCCTTCTGGGCCAGCAGGGTGTCGATGATGTCGAACAGGATCTCCATATCGTCATCCTGATTGGCAATTACGCCGTTCGCCTCGTCCAGGGTCTTGGGGTCGCCCTCCTGGTCACGGCGGTCGCGGCGATCCTTGACCATCTGCACCTTCTCCTCAACGGCATCGGGCTCCTGACCGGCGGCGCCAATGACGGTATCATCGCCATCCTTGGCGGTGGGGTCGGTGCTGGGGGCGGTGGCCGCAGGGGGCTTATCAGTGGGGTCCCCCTCGTCTCCCTTTGCGGCCATGCGCTGGGCGCGGCGGGCCTTGTAAGCCTCAATGGCCTTGGCGAGCTCCTCCGGGGACATGACACCGTCTGCCCGGCGAGCTCCCTTCTTGGTCTTGGGATTAGCACTCATTGTCTTTGCTCCTTTCGTTTTTTGGTCGCGGCCGTCGATATTCAGCCGTGCCTGGTCACCTGCTCTTGCCTCCATGACAAGCGCCAGGTGGTTTATAACGATGTTGCGCTGGATTACGTCGTACGGTTGCCCTTCCCATACGCCGGGCGTCTCTTCCAGGTCGAGGTTGTAGCCAAGGGACAATTCTTTCAATCCGGCAGACTTCATCTCATCGGTGTCGTGGATGATGATTTCAGCGCGGACATCGTTACCACTCCGATACCCTTCGGAAAGAATAGTGCCGACCGCATTTTCGTGGACGTTGTCCTTCGTAATGAGGCCGGCGCTGTGCGTTATGATGATCGGTTTTCCCTTATAGGACTGGAGGCTTTCGGGCTTAAAAACCTCTTCCGGGAGCCGAAGCTCCCGCCTGACGGAGCCGTCAGGGTTTGTGTACTCAAAGATACCTGTGCTGGTCAGGATCGGCCGGTCAACAAGGTATCCCTCTGCCGTGAAGTAGGTCTGGTTCAGCGGAAGACTGTCCAGCCGCACCACACGGGTCAGCTTTGGGGCCACGGAGCCCCACCCCCTTTCATGGTGTTCTGCGCTTGGCGGTTACGCTTTCGGTTCCTGCTCAGGGGCAGGCTTACCGTCATCTCCGTCTTCGGAGGGCTTCTTCTCAACGGTGAGTTCACCCTCGGAGAAGGCGCTTCCGCCGGCTTCGTCTGCGTTGGCTGGCTCATCTTCACCGGCTGCCTCGGTGATGACCTCTGTGAGCTTCAGGGTGAGCATCTGCACGTGCTCAATCTCATCCAGAAGCATATCGGTATAGGCGTCAGCGACATCGACATTTCCCTGCTCGGTGTCCTGGACGCCCATTGCAAGGCTGTCGATTTGCTCACAGACCTTGACCATCTGCCGGCTTAGGCTGCTGATGGCATAAGCGTTTTTCATGGCGTCTCAGTCCTTTCTCTCGATATTGATAAAGCCGGGAGGCCCCGTCGCCCGGTCAGGGGGGTCCCGGCTATATGGCAGCACATCCATCCTCATAGGCAATGCACCTCTCTCTGACCGCCCCGGCCGGGGCTATTTCCCATATCGGTTACGCCGGAAGGTGGACTCCCAGCCCTCAAACTTATCCCGTTCTACCACATCGGGCAGGCACTTCTTCTTGCATCCCTTCCGGTTTCTCTTGCAGATGCAGACGGTCTTCCCATTCTTGACGTCTATGTAGACCTCAATGCGCTCCTTTGTCTCCACTGGCATCACCTCTCGGACCCCGTAGTCTGCTTCATCGGTACATTGACCGTGTCGAGGTCAAACACGGGGATGGCGACGCACCGGCAGCAGTAGTCTTCCCCTGGGTGGCAGTGCCGCCCGGTGTAAACTCGGCCGGACTTCGTTTCGTACCACATCTCCGGCGGGTCGTCCCAGCTAAAGATCTTCCCGTTGAGGGAGCGGTGGCAGTCACGTACACGGCTGTCGTGTGAAGTGGACCACTTGTACTTCCTGCACCCGGCATCCTGCTGCTGTAGCTTCGTGATCTGGGCGTTCAGTGTGGCGATCTGGTCCCTGGCCAGGAGTTGGGCGTACCGCTTCGATACGTTGTATTCCTCCTGGATGTCCTTCTGGATGTCCCGGATGCTCTTGCCCTTCAGGTAGCTGTCGAGGATAATCTGCCGCATGTTGCCCAGCGTTTCCGTCGGCAGGCTCTTGATTTTCAGGATGTTCTCCGAGATCCAGCGCCGGATGGCTTCATCGTAGATCTCGCCCTTGTAGTAGTCATCCAGCAGGTCTATGCCCAGGGTGTCCTTGACAGCCTTCTTCCACTCACGGAGGGAGTTCCCCTTGGCCAGCTCGGCTATCTTCTTGACCTTTTCATCAAGGCCGAAGGTGGCAATTCTCTGCTCCAGGGCATCGGCCACCTCCTGGAGCAGGCGCCGGAGCTTCGAGTCCAGGTCCCGGCTGTCATCAAAGCGGGAGTCCCCGTGCCGCTCACGCTTATACTCAGCCATCATGGCCGGGAGCTTCTTCTTCAGCTCCTCGTTCAGCAGCCTCATGTAGGCGCCAGCGATGCGCTGGAACTCCCGCTCGGCGGACTTCGGGTAGAGAGGGACGGTCTTGGACTTGATGGCCTTGTGGCCGTAGAATTTGGGCCGTACAGCCTCTTTGACCATCTCCTGATGGTGGATGTTGTTCAAGACCTCATTCCCCCTTTCACGGTGGTTTACGTCGATTTGGCGGGGTGTTTACGGGCTTCTTGATAGAGGATGGCTTTTACTCAACCTCTTCGAGGGTGAACTTCACGGCGCCATACTTGCCGACGGAAAATTCAGGATCTACGGCAGTCACCCTGAACCTTGCATCCCGAGAAAACAGGACCTCGTCCATATCCAGCTCGGCCATGTTCTTGATTGACACGCCGCTCTTGGATTTGCACTCAAGGACTACGTTGCTGATCTCTGGGTCGTTGTCGGAGTTTCTCGAATGAAAAACCCGCTTCAGGCTGTCTTCCTCCGTGGTCCAACTCGACAGGTGCCCGAGCCCAAATGCCTCGCCAGAGGTTGCTGCTTGGGCGAACTGGTCGAATGTTTCCTGGTCCATGGTCATAGCTCGCTCGGCGGTGCCCTCGTACTTGTCCGAAAGCGAAATCATCTTCTCGATAGCCGCCGCGCTTTTCTCGGCTTCGGCTTTTTCATCGTCGTCCATGATACTCCCGCGAGAGGCGTACACGCCTTGATAGCCCGCGGAGGCGGCGACCACATCCTTGTAGTTTCTGGTGTAGTCGGCTGTAGCGTCTACCATCTCTCTGACTTCATCATCGGAGAGCTGTCGTGAGGCGTTTTTACTCCACTCTGCTTTCTTTGCACTGTAGACCCCGGTCGGAATCCCATGGCTTGTCTCTCCTTTGTAGGGCTCGGAGCTGCCAGAGCGTTCCTCGGAACCGCCGATTTTCCCTTCTCTACCGGAGTGGCCGAAATTTCCAGAGCCGGGGCCTCCGTCCTTTGCAGACTTTTTGGCCTGGAGAAAGCCACTCTCAATCATCATGCGTTCACCAAGAGTCATGCTCACTCCTCCTCCAAGTCGACAACGTATCTATGGATCTCAAAGTCGTCATCGTACTCATAGTTCACATGGCCAACCCTATACGTTGCAGACTTCGGGGATAGGCACTCGCCCTCCGGGTTTATTCCTCTCAAGCTGACGGCGCTCCTGTTGTTGCGGACCCTGTAAACGATTGAATAGTTCTCTCCCTCTTCAAACTCATTGTCGAGGACACCGTCGGCATACCTGCGGGCCGTGCCTTCGTTTGCAGACCAGCTTGCGATGTGCCTCATGCTGATGGAGTTGCCTTCCTGCAAATCATCGAGGGTCCTCTGCACCATGGCTGGGTCCATCACGGACGTATTCAGGGATATTCCGCGATAGATCGGTCCATCGACCTTATCGGACAACGCAATAAACCTCTCGACATTTTCGGCCTCCCTTGCAAAGCTCTCGCGGTCAGCCTCGGTGCTCCCAAAAGTCTCAAACAGATCGGGGTAAGACTCTGGGTCCTGCGTTGCCAAAATCATCTGGCAATCTCCGCCGAGCCCGTAGTGCTTAACACTACCGACCATCTCTTCGACATCCTTGCTGGTGATTTCCCCGCCGCCTCCTTGCCGCTGGTTCCTGTTCATCTCCCAGAGCTTGCGGTCCATCGTTTCTTGGCTCACGCTTCCATACTGGAAGTCGGTCTTCCCGGTGTATTTCAGCTCTTCAAACGAAGACACCTGGAGGTCACCAGCATCGGCTATCTCACCAGTTTCCAGGTTCATGTAGTCTCCGCTCTCGGTTTTCTGCCAGAGGGCACCGTCTGATTTGATGAGCTGTCCCTCTGGCGCATCAGTCAGGCTGAAGGAGTTTTTCACGGCAGATGTCTCGGCGGGGTCAAGGTCTCCGCTTTCAATCTTTGCCGCGGCTGTGTCCTTTGGGTCCAGGTCGTGGAACACCGGGGGGTCGGCTTCGCCGAGTTCAAAGTAGTTATCGGCTATGCCCTGGACGCTTTCTGAGAGGCTCGACTTGACTTTATCGCCAAATGGGTCTTCGCTCTCGAACTCATCATCGCCGGTCTTTGTGACGGTGGTCCCCATATACTCGAAAGACTGGCCTATCGCCATTTTCTTATGGGCACTGCTAAGCGACTTCATGATGGCATATTCGTCCTCAGACTCCCACGCACTTCTCACATCGTCGGATAGGCTTTTGCCTGATGGTGCGCTACCTCCTACCTCTCCTGGTACGCCTTTATGGCCATGGTTCCCTGAGCCTGGGCCGCCGTCCTCCTTCTCTGGCTCTCCGGTAACCGCCTTCCTGATACTGTCGACCAGCTTGTCGTGCATCTCTCCGCTGTCATCGCCAAAGAACAGTGCGGTGTCGATGCACTTCTTCAGGATCTCCAAGCCATCGGCGAACGGCTGGAACATGGAGGCGGCCAGCTCGTCGAGCTCGGCCATGGTACGGAACTTCGCGCCGGTCATCTCCAGGTCAAGGCA